TCTTTAATAGCTTGAGATGCCATTTCTTGAGCTCTTTTTAATTCTAATTGACCTCTTTCAGGAATCATTTCTCCAGATTCCACAGCTTGCTCAATCTGTTGTTGTTTTTCAATTAACCCAACTTCTATTTCAGATTTAAAATCCTCTAATTGTTTTTGTATATCTTCTTGTAAAACCTGCATTTCTTCTGGCGAAGGCATTACTTTTACATATACATTAAAATAAGCAAATTTCTTTTTTGAATAAGTTTCATAGTATGGAATAATATCATCATCTTCAGCGTCAAGATTAACACCCATAGTAATATCTTCTGGTTGAATGCTTTGACCTTCGTGAGTATCTCTTTCTGAATAAGAAAGTATTTCAGTATTTTTTGAAACTTTTTTAATCTTTGCTTCAAATTCAGGCAACATATTTATTAATCTTGCCCTTGCAATATTTTTTCTTATTTGTATAAACGTAGCATCTCTATATAAAAAATCTCTACTAGCTGGGTCAACATATACATCATAAGGGTCAAGTCTATTGAATCTCACTTCCCCCATTCCTCTATCAGCGTCTTTATCTACATCTACAAAGAAATATCCTATTCCTTTTGTTAAAGCGTCTAAGGCAATTTGACTATATAATGATTTTCCATTTGACAAATACCAACAATAATCTGAAATATCTGAATGAACTTGCGCAACGTCTACATCATCTCCAGTAGCTCCAACTGCTTTCCATTTAGGACTGTTAGCAGTTACAAAATATTTCATAATCTCTACAATAGGAGTTACCCTATTTATAGTGAATGTAGGCATTCCAGATTCTTCTAAAGATTCTTTTTCTTCTTTAGATAATTGTTCGTTTAAATAAAAATCATGACCTTTCTGGCTTAAATATTGCCATCTTTGTCTATGTGTATTATTCGCTCTTTCCCATAATTGTTTATTTATTTGAGCTTTACTTTTTTTAGTTGTTCTCGCCATTATTCAAATATTCCCCTAGCTTTTTGACCAGCCTTTTTTAAAAAATCAAAAATTCTATCATCAACTTCTGTCTTATCTAAAACACCAGTCGCTACACTTCTTAGTGAAAATTTCTTTTTATCTTTGTCTGCTTTTCTTATTTCTTGTTCAGGGGTCTTGTAATAATGCCTATCGTATATTTCAAAACCGGGCATTGCCCAATCAAATACTTTCTCAGCAGTTTCTACACCAGTATTAGCATCTATATCCCATTTGTCATATACAGACATATATTTTCCTCTGGCATCCTCGCCAATTCCAACTTGAAATCTTCCCATGCCAATTACACCGGGATTAACAAATTCAGAATCTCCTTTTTTAACATCTTTTGAATATCCAACATTATACGATTTTCCAGGCTTCATTTGAGGTATATTTTCTTTTAAACCTTGATATATGGATTGGACTTGTCCTTTATCTCTAAAAGTATAAAATTTTTCGCCTTCTTTCGCTCCTCTAGCTGGGGCAAATTCACTCTCAACCATTTCATTATATTTTTGTGGTTGTTCAGATGCTAATAACATTTGGTCAACTCTCTCACGAATTCTTATAGGGACTGTTCTGCCAGATTCTAAGTCCCCTTCCTTCCATGGTTTCATTTTACCAGTCTTCAAAGCTGTTCCATATATTCTTTGTTGCATATCTCCAACCCAAGCATCACCATAATCAGTGCCACCTGAGATAAATCTTAATCCAGCTTTTAACCAATCTTGGTCATAATCATATCCCTGAACGCTAGACACAGCTCTTTTTTTTACTTCGTCTTGAAATTCATTGAAGGTGTCAGAAAAGTAATCTTTAGTTGACTCCATAGCTTCTTCAAATAAGCTTTTAGCCATAATTAATCTCTTAATTCTACATGAACTAAATCATCAAAACGATTATCTTTTATTTCTCCATCAGAATCCCAGTCTCCACCCCATCGAATTTTTAATCCTAATTGATGTCCAATTCCTCTGAGCATACCACCCATATAGTGAAATCTTTCTCTATCTTCCCAGTCTATCGGGTAAGGAGCGAGATCAACAGCTTTTCCTTCCATGTGTTTGGAATACTTTACTTTAGTTTTCCCTTGTGCTAATAATTCCTGCTGCCGCTCCTTACTCCGAAGTCCTTCGATAATAGTTACGTCCATTATCTTAATTAGTTCATTCAATACATTGATTAATCTAGAATCAACGCCTTTCATTCGTTCTTTAGAACGTTTTCCGTATCTAGGCATTATTTCTTAGCACAACTGTATTTGCGACCTTGCCATGTAAATCCTTTAGCTCCGCCAGCGCATTTAGATTTAAAAGCCTTCCTAAAACTTCCAGCAGCTCTTGATTTTTTTTCATACTTAACGTATTCGCCACCTTTGGTCTTTTTTAATCCAACTGCTCCTTTCGAAACTCTAGTATCTTTAGAAGCTCCAATCTTTTTTCTTTTGGCTGCGTGTAATTCAGCAGCTGATTTTTGATTTTTTGCTTTCTTTTGAGCAGCTCTTGTTTCTTTTCTGGATTTTCTCTTTGCCTTCATTTTCTCGATTCCGCTTTTAACTTTATCCCTTAAAGAAACTTTAGAAGGCCCGTATATTTTTTTTGTCATCCTTTTTTTTCTTTTACTAGCTGCCATTTTTTGTTCTGCTCTCATTTTCATATCCTTTTTTTAAGCTATTAGCCAACTTTTTGCTTTTCTTATTGGCTTGTACCATCGTTTTTTCTTTCCATCTTTTTTCATATTAGGTGGAAAAGCGTGTATTTGTGCGTAAAAAAGACTCTCTATTGTGTCATCGTGAGCCATTTTCGGGCCGAAAGTAAGAATTTCGTTGATTAAATCAAACATATTTTTCCTCAAATGCACTGTTCCGGTGCTAAAACGAGCAGCAAGTCCACTATAAATACGATTTCGCTTCTGAACCCCGCCAGGTTTTTCAGGAATTACTGAAATATGGAACTTATTTAGCCTTCTTCTTTCATCATTTAAGGCTTGAAAGATACTTCTATTCATAGCAACGTCTTCTACAGTGGATGATATACAATTATATTTTTCATGTAATTCTAGGATTATATCCACAACTCCTCTCTTTCCAAGTATCTCACCAGTCGAAGGACTTTTTGAACCGATTGTAGGAACGCTTCGATGCCTTTCGTATTCTAATACATATAGTTCATTATTAGCATCAATAGCAATTACAGTTATTACTGAGAAATCACTATGCTTTGTATCAATATCCGTAGCTGGGTCACATCCTATAAACGTATTAACTGGTATATCTTCACCATCTTTTACTATATAATTATTTCCATCTTCATGTTTGTAGAACCCATCCCAATAACTAATATGGTCTCTTCTCCATATAGCATCCTCTTCACTCATTACCTCCATCATATATTCTTGATAGAATTTTTGAGGTTGACCAGAATCTATATAGAATTTTTTCTTTTCTTTTAATTTCGAGACTGGAAAAAACGATTGCCATAATGGAGTATCTTCATCCAATAATGCTTTATAAGTAATAACCCTCCACGAAAAATCTTTTCCATCTTTTTGAGAACGTGCGTAGTTATTAATAAGATTGTTAATGAAAGAGTCATAATGTACGGGAGTACCATTAACACGCAACCGACCAGTATGAGGCTCAATAGCAGGATATACCACAGCGGTAACCAGATTAGCATTCTTATCCCTAGCTTCTTTCGTGATGGTATTTGCTTCGTGTTCGAAGTCGTCAAGAACGATAAGGTCGTACCTTTTGTGTAATTTCGCCCCTCCTCTAATTCCCGCAACATTACTTTTACTAATGAGTTTACATCCATTTACTAGTTCTATATCCTCTTCAGTCCATTTTCTTCCTTTAAGATTTCCAAAATAATATTTTATTCTATCATTAAACTCCATATGATGTTTAATGTAGTCCATATTACCAACACTAAGCTTTTGTGTAGCAGAAACCCAAGCATAAAATAAAAAATTATCTTTTGTTGCAAATACGAAATCTTTAATTATAGAGGCTTTTGTGAGGACGGTCTTGCCATGACCACGTGGAATAATAATTGCAGTTTGCTTTACATTCTTATCATCAATAGCATCTGCGACCTCATAATGAAAGAATGGAGTTTCTGACCTTAGAAAATCATCTGGAAGAAACAACTTTCCAAAAGAAATAAGGTCTTTACTTGCTAGTCTTAGGGTCTCTTCCGCTTGACTTACGTTCTGGCTGTTTATATTTGCCATCTAAATACTCTGTAAATTTATCATCTAATTTTTGCATTTCAATAAAATCATTAAAAACAGTTTCAATTCTTCTTAATCTTTCAGCAATAAAGTAAACACTTTTTGTAACATCTTCAATGTTTCTTCTTAAGTCATGCTTACTATATGTTTTTTTATTTTTCATTCATCCTCCCGCATTTTATTATATCAAATTTTCTATTGGATTTAGATAAAACATTTTTTTCCATCCTTGTGTGCTGTTATCAATTTTCCAAAAATAAGGAATTAAAGTCATTATACTAAAATGTAAATGAGGAACTTTTGCATTGCCAGTATTTCCAACTAATCCAATTTTCTGCGATGCTCTTACAAATTTTCCAAATGAAACATTGTCTTCCGATAGATGAGCATAATAATATATCTTCCAATTTGCTCCAAGTATAAACACCACATTTCCACCCATACTAAAATTCCCCTTATATATCACCACTCCATCCGATGAAGATAATACAGGCGTGCCTTCTTTTGCGAAAATATCCATACCTTTATGAACAACTGATTTTCCCCATGGTTCTGACCAAAAAGTATTTTTATTCCAGTCTTTTTCACTTGACCCCTTAACGGGAACTATATTTCCTTTAGGAATAATAAGATTTAGAATAAATAAAGTTGAAATAAGATACATTTCTAGCTTCTTAAATACTTTAAATATTGAGCAGCTGTTTCTGGGTTAAATATTGTAGTAATTAATCTATTATCATGGTCATCATACCTCGGGTCAATAATTGTAACTGGACAATTAAATATATTCTTATCATCTAACCCTAATTTATCTGCATAATTATCTATTATTTTAAACGATGCTACTTGCAATGCATGACTTATTAATCCATTGGCGGGATTTTTTATTACCTGATAACCAGAAACATGAGTATGTCCGCAAGTAAGAATATGGTCAGACCAGCCAGTTTGAGCTGCACGAGCAACACCATGAGCAGTATTCCAGATACTATTACCTTTAAAAGTGTGTCTTGCATTTATTCTTATCTCCTTACCATTTGGGAAAACAAGATTCATTCTAGCTCCCCATCTTTGATAAATTCCCTTATGGTCTCTCATTATAAATTCTAAAGGGTCTCCATCTCCACTCCATACATCATGATTGCCAGCCACTAGATAAAGCCAATTTAATTTATTAACAAAGTATTCTGATAATCTCCACGATTCTTTTGCGGAGGTAGATTGCTGACCATACAAGGCTGCTAATCTTCCTATCCAATTATTTTGAATATCCCCTAGGTTACCTGCGAACATTCCATCTGTATTGTTAATTACATTCATCCAATGTATTATTTGAGATAAATCAGTTCCATCATCATCAACGTGGGGGTCACCAAAATGAGCAATCCCAATAGGCCCATCTACATTTATATGTATATTTATTAATTTTCTACTATCCCTAGCCCCTATTTTATAATCGTATTGTTTTTTTCTATGCTCTATTATTTCCTCTATTGGCATAGAATCTATCTTTTCCCTATTCTTTATTGTGAAGGGAGCTTCTTGTAATATTATTGGATTTAAAGTTTTTCTCCCACAAGCAGTGCATACCCATTGTTGTTTTTTTGAATTAGAACGATGAGAAAATCCATCTTTCCTCATAGACCTTGCACCGCATTTTGGACACGATATTATATTGCCATCATCATCCGTTCTAAATTCATCAACTTTCTTTTTTGTCGACTGAAATGTCTTGCCCATTTAATCCCCCGGTTATTTCTTTTCTTTCTGCACCTTCTAATTGTTCAGATGAGAAACCTTGAAACACTCCAAGTAATCCCATCTCTTTTTGTTTAATTGTATTGCCTGAAGTACCCACTATTTTTCCTAATTCCTTAGTTGATTGGAGTATGATATTGTCATCTTCACTATAATCAGCAAGATTTTTTAATTTTCCTAGTATATACTCATGGTCTATACCAAGTCCTTTGGCAACATCTAATACACCTTTCTCTATTTCTTTCATAACCCTTTCCTGTTTTAGTAGTATTGTTGCTTTTTTCCTAGCTTTTTGATTATCCATTTCTGAATACGCTTTTTTGTATGCATCAACTGCTCCCATTCCAACAACAACATTCGTTGCAAATTCTTTTTCTTTATTCGTAGCATCTTTTCTCTTATATACTCTATTAGAAGTATTCTTTATATTGGTAGAGAATGTATATCTGTTGGGATGATTATCAAAGTCTGTATCCATTTTCACATTTTCTCTATTAAGGAAGCTCCCGACAACAGTCCTTACCCATCCTTTTGCAAATTTATAGTTCTTTCTATCTGAGTGATGCTTGACCTCATTCGATACTTTTAATAACTGTACTATTCTGTCATCATCAGAGTACACCCAATCCCCCTCATTTGCCTTTCTCCAATCTGGATGGACTATTGTATTTGGATGAGTTTTTTTAAATTCGTCTAAATCTTCATAGACGTAATGAGCGATTTTTTTTATTACTCTCTGTTCCGCCAACTTGCTTTCTCTACTTTTAGTTCCCTTATTTGCATAACTAAATTATCTATCAATTTGGACACTTCTTCGTGAACCATAAAAACACTCCCTTCTATT